CCGCCGCCACCAGCAGCAGACGTAGTAGTAGCGTTTCCATTACCACCATCTTCTCCTTGCTCGGGATCTGTAGCTGGAGTGTTTCCACTTCCACCTTGGTAGGCAATACCTGAAGAATCATTTTGTCCTCCGGCACCTCCACCAGATCCACCATCTGTTCCGTTTCTTGATTCTGTTCCACCTTTACCACCACCTGCACTACTTATTGTAGTTAATCCTGTTCCTGTTACAGAGGATGCAACACCACTAGAACCTTCACCTGCGGGTGATCCACTGCCGTCAACTCCACCTGTTCCACCGTCTCCGACTGTTACAGTTAAAGCAACTCCTGAACCCATTAGTTGATTAGAAGTTCGATAGCCTCCAGCTCCACCTCCACCAGCACCTTTAGCGTGGTTTCCACCTCCATTACCAATAGCAGCACCTCCGCCACCACCACCAATAACTAACATACTTACACTATAACCTGCAGGTGCCTCACCTGTATCTCCAGAACCTGTAACTAGCCATCCTTTAGTTGAATCTACATAGACTAAAGTAAGTGATATACCATCCTCAGCTATAGTTGCATCATCTGTTGATCCATTAATTTTTTCAGATCCATTTGCTGCAATTGTTAAATTATTTGTATTAAAATTATCTGCATAATCACAAACTGCAACAATATCCCCAGCGGTTCCTGCGGGTAAATTCATTGTCATAGCACTGCCTGCATTTACAAAATACCCTTCCCCATTTGCTGCAGTAAAAGTTGAAGTTTTTATAGAACTTGTTTGCCAATTTACTGAACCTGATCTACCAAAACCAGATTGGCTCGCACCTGAAGCTAAAGTAACTGTGTCTCCTGATGCACCTATGGTAATAGTATTAGAATTTTCGTTAATAATATTATTACCCGATTGATCTTGAACTGCATCTACTTTAATTATACTAGTCATCTAACTCCCATTCTTTTGTTGTTTCATTCCATTTATATCGTTGACCATCATCTGGTTTTACCACGGGGGCTTCCCATTGACAAGTTGTTTCATTTATTTTCCAACTATTAAAAGGTTTAGGGGAAATAAACGCATCCCTACCTGGATCATAAGTATAACCCATCCCTGCATAATTTTTTCTTTGACTTTGATCAATAAATGTTTGTTTCCATACTGCTCTATCTTGATATAAATTTTGTAAAAATTCTACGCCTGCTTGTTCAGTAATTGCAATACTATCCTCTACAGATAATATTGTTTCAACTACATTTCCTTTTCCTAATTTTGCAAAACTAGCCATTATCCTGTGTAACTCCCTGATGCGTTAAATACTAAAACTTTATCTGAACCATCCGTTGTAACTGTTGGAGAACCACTTGTTGTTCCTGAATAACTTGCTGTTGGGACTCTTAAAATTACAACTCCTTTTCCACCAGCTGCTGCCGCAACATCGTGTGCTCCACCGCCACCACCACCAGTGTTTGCAGTTCCGACTGTAGCTGAATTATTACTTCCTGTATTTCCAGTTCCACCACCGCCAGTTCCACCAGCTCCGCCTGGTAAGTTATCATAACCACCACCACCTCCGCCACCACCACGTGACACTGCAGATCCTGTTATAGAAGATGAATTACCTGCTCCACCGGCTCCTCCTGCTGAAGCAGTTCCATCCGCACCAACGGCATCAGAGCCACCACCACCGCCGCCACCAGATTGTCCAGTTCCATCTCGACCAGCTCCACCAGCAAAACCTTGATTAGAAGTTCCCGAAGCACCAGAACCAGCTGATGTTCCACCAGCACCGCCACCTCCAGAACCACCAGAACGACCATTTTTGTTAGGTGCAGCGTTGTTTCCACCACCTCCACCACCTCCAGTAGAAGTAATTGTAGTTATACCACTTCCTGCAACAGAACTATCTACACCATCGGATCCTGCGAAACCTGGGGCACCTGAAGGTGCTCCTGCTCCTCCATCTCCAACAGTAACTGTATAAACTGTACCTTGTACAAAAGTTAAACTTGATTCAGAACTTCCTCCACCACCAGAATCTTCTGAAGCATATGAATTTCTATACCCACCAGCACCGCCACCGCCACCGCCAGCTCGTCCACCGCCACCGCCGCCTGCGATGACTAAAAAATCAGCACTATATTGATTCAGACCTGTTTGTGTATCCTCCGCATTTTGGACCATAACCCAACCTTTTGTTGAGTCCACATACACGAATGTACAGGCTTGACCATCAACATCTAATGTTGCACTCGCTGCAGTACCACCAATTTTTTCTGAACCGTTTGGTGCTACTATAAAATTATAAGTATTAAAATTTCTTGCATAATCAGAAATAGCAATAATATCCCCTGCTGTTCCTGCCGGTAAATTACAAGTTAGAGAACTACCTGAATTTATAAAATAACCATTACCACTTACTCCTGTAAATGTAGAAGTTTTAGGAGTTGTTACCCAATCAACAGCTCCCGTTCTACCAAAACCTGTTTGTGTACCATTGTTATTAATGGTTGCACCTGAAGGAATAGTTATAGTATCTCCACTCGCTCCTATGGTTAAGGCTGTACCTGATTGTGGTTCTATTGCATCTACTTCTAGTTTACTCATTATACTCCGCTTGGTTTTGTTGGAAATTCTTTTGCTTCAACTTTTTCAACAGTATCTAATCCTGCTGGTAAATCTCTTAATTCTTGTCTATAAGTTTTCCAATCATCACTCATAGTTACATCAGAGTTAGCCATCCAATCTGTTTCAGCTAAAAGATTATTTCTTTTTTTTCTTAAATCTAAAATTTTTCTATCAAAAGCACCATCACTCCATGCTTGTTCTTGCGCGTCTTTTGCAGCTTCTTCTGCAGCTGTAAATTGTATTTTTTCATTATTTACATATTTATATCTAGGCATTAGACTGCTCTCCCATATAATGTGAATTTGCCTGCGTTAAAATTTCCGCTATTTAAAGAAATTTTAACTGCATTGATTGCATCACTAACATCTGTAGTGTACATTCCTCCACCATACATTCCACAAGCAAGACCACTTCCACTTGCAAAAAAACCATTTATTGAATATGAAAAATAACTGGATGTACTTAAGGGATCATATATTTGTATAGCGAAAGATGATTTTTCTTCACTTTCATTACCTTGAACTTGATCAGCTGATATTTCAAATTGAACTTCAGTACCTTGTCTACTGTTGTTTGTTCCATCAGATTTCCAAGATCTAGTTGCAAATCTATAATTAGTAGCAGATTTATAAGATGATCCATTATCAGAACTAATAGTCATATAAGGAAGACCATCAGCTGTTAAATGAAAATCTGATATATAAATCATATAATCTCTATAAGTAGCAGTTATATAAGTGCTATTAAATTCCACACTAGCTGCCGTTCCCGATATACTTGTTGTTGTTAACGCTTTCCACGCACCTCCACCCGCTTCTGCCCACGATTGATCGCCTCTTAAAAATGTAGAAGAATTTGCTGTACCAGACCCTAATCTAGCTGTTGCCATAGTTCCGGAATCGATTGCGGATGCAGCCACTCCACTAGTAGGAGCAGGAACACCTGTCATTGTTCCACTATTGGCTAGGGTCGCACCTGAAGGAATAGTTATAGTGTCTCCACTATCTCCTAGCTGTACACCTGTTCCCGATCTTGGACTAACTTTATTTACTTTTACTTCACTCATTATACAATTACCAATGTTCCTGTTATTGTTACTGTTCCTGGAATAGTAATGGGTCCTGCTAGAACTCCATTTTCTACAGTTTGAGTCCCATCAATCGTTGCCGCTTGATTAGGTATAAATTCATTAGGGCTATACTGCCCTCCAATATATTGGATTCCATTTATTGTTGCCGTCATAATTCCTCCTACGAACTAATAGTATCAATGTATGAGCAAGTAACATCAAGTGAACTTGCGGTATCACTTACTGCTTCTAATACATCACCACTAGCCATAACAATCTTAGCTCCACCTTGAATCAATTCGACAGCTGAGTTAGGTGGAATCACGACTCCTTTAGCTAAAAAGTAGTCTGCTCCTCCCTTTGCAATTTTAACATCAATGCTAATTGTTGAAGTTAAAATATTACAGCATCTAATACCTATAACGGCGTCATAATTTCCGCCTGTATGGATAGTAGTATCACCTGTTCCAATTGTTCTTACTAGACTGTTTCTAAAATCTTGTGCCATATTTTTTTCCTATTTATAATGCAACCGCCATTGCAATTGCAAAACCTTGTCCTGCTGCTCCCACCGGGTTTCCACTTGCATCTAAATAAACTGATTTAGACGCAGGCAAAGTACAAAATACATCTTTAGTACCAGAAGTAAAATTTACTGCTGCATCTGAATTAGAACTGGAGATAGGTGTAGTTCTAGTCAGATTAGCACTTGTACCATCTAAAGTTCCAAGTCCTACTTCCCATTCAGAAGTTCCTTGATTCCAAATTGCATAGTAAGTGGTATTACTATTACCAATTCCTGCTGCAAAAGTTTCAAAACCAGTAGCTGCTGATCCAAGTGCCATAGCACCGACGCCAGTAGTTGTACTTGTTACTTTTACTCTATCATTTATTACTAAAGCCATTTATTCTCCTACGCCATACTTAAGATAGCATTTGATGGTGTTGACGGATCAGGGAAAGTAATTTTAAATGTACCATTAGTACAAGTTTTACTTCCACCAAAATCTAAAGCCACTACCAATCTATTTGCTGTTCCATCTACTGTTGTACTATTATAAATTGCGCCATAAGCTGCAGTAATAGTTGCAGATGTCCATTCAGTATCAGCAAAATCTACAGAAGCCACTGCAGTTGATGAAGCAACCGCTTGTGAAGTTAAAGTATTTCCTCCTGTAGAATAATTAGTTCCAGAAGTTCCAACTTCATTTGTTGCGTTGTAAACCGTACTTGAAGTGTTGTATGGATTAGATGTGTATAACGCTAATTTAAAAGTGTTTCCTCCAGAAGCAAAATCGTGATTGCCTGAAAATAAAGCACCTCTAAAAGAGTGTGGTATTACATTTGCCATATTTTTTTTATCTCCTTATTAGTAACTTGATGGAGATTTTGATATTAACTGAGCGCGAATTACTCCATCTTCATATTCGCTTCTGCGTCTTTGACCGATTTGCTCGATCGAGTACGATTCTAAAGCTTCTTGATAAGCCGCTTTATAGTATTGTAACATATCCTGCGGACCTTTCAAGTATGCATATGTATTTACCAGAGATGCGTATAAAAGTAAATCTGGATATTTATTCGATAAATAAGTCCCGGTTGTAGATTTAGTAGTATCTGTTAGGCTAGAGGGCTCTTTATTATAAGCCATTGTAATTTCATAAGCTGCATTTGGAGTAGGGGCTAAAATCCAACATTCCTCATTCCAATTAGCCCAATATTTAGGAAGAGATGTAGAGCCTGAATTTGGAGTATTATAATACTCGGTCATAAAACTTGTATCTCTTTGGTCTAAAAATACCTGCTCATCAGAACCATTTTTTAATTGAACATATCTGATAACTCTACAGTCTGCGGGAATACTTACATATCTTTTATTAATAATAGTAGTTGATGTGGCATAAAATCTTTCATTATCTACATCCACTGCTCTAAAAATTGTATGCTCTGCATTTTTAATAATTCTCTCTAAAATAGCATCAGTCAATACTGTGCTTGAAACTTCTGTGTAGTTTCTAATATCGTCTTGTAAATTTGCTAAAGTGTATGCCATTATCCGTTTACTACTCCTAATGTTACTGGTCCGGCTGAATTACTTTGACCACCACCATTCACACCTCCTGTTGTTGCAATTTGCCCTGGATCAAAATAAAACCAATTTTCTGGTTCAGTTAAAGTTCCTGGTGCTGTTGTAATATTTGAAGATGAATCAATTTTTCCTAAACCAATTGTAAAACCAGCAGCTTGACTTAAATTTGTAATTCCATCTAAAGTAGGAATAGTTGCAAACTGTTGCATGTTTATATTATCAGCTGGATTGGCTCCTCCAGGACCAGCCGAAGTTGCAAGAGGTGCTCCTCTTAATCTTACTTTAGATAAATTTTTTCTTTGGTGATCTGGTGAATAAACATTTACATAAGAAACTACTGCAGCCTTTACAGTTGTAAATGGATTGTTAGGTAATAAAATTAAACTATCAACTGATGCGGGTTGTGGTCGTGCATTTCTTAATGCTTGTGGATCACCTCCATGAAATCTTGGATCTAATTGTGGTTGCTTTGGTTCGTATTCAGAATAATGAACTAAAAAACCATTCCACTCTCTAACCATTTCTCTATATGGAAATGCCATTCCTGATCTATCAGAAATAGCCATTGATCTTTTTCCTTTAGCAAAAACTCCTGACATTATACTCCATCTCCATAAAAAGTTTGTGGTGTAATATAAGTAGATGTTCTTTGACCATCTTCTGCTACTGCTCTAGCCAATTCATCTTCATATATCATTTTTAAATCTGCTGTTCTCTCTGGAGAATATTTAATACTTAAATAATAAGCAAGTCCAGAAATTAAAGCAGGATAAAATCTAAAAATTACATCTGAAGTATTTGTATAAGCACCTACATCTTCTAATTGTGCCATATAATAAAAATTAACTTTATAATTTGCTCCAGAAAAACTAGAGCTTGGTGTTGTGTATAAATAAATATTTGGTGATGCAGTAATTGTTCCTGCAGCATTTCTTACATACGCTTGTCTTTGTACATAATATTGTGAAGGTGTACCTTTTGATAATTTATTAGGTAACGCAGAATAAGTTGATCTATCAATTTTTGATAAAGCTGTATCTACCGGAGCTGTGGCTGTTGTATTATTTCTAACATAAGCTTCTAAAACATCACTTATATCAGTCGGAAAATTTGTAGTATCTGAAGTCCAGTTATATAAAGCTTGACCTTCAACTAAAGGAACACTTGCTAATTTAATTTTCCACAAATGAATTCCTCTGTTGCCCCATTCAGACAATAGAATATTTAACGACCGTCTAGCACTTTTTAATTGATAGCCCGTTCGTGTGCCTCTTATGTTTGTTCTTTCATAAGCTTCTTCGATTATTTCATCAACCGAAGGATTGAATGTCGTTGTTCCCGACGTAGCCATTTATCCTCCTATGCGTAATAGAATGTTACATCAGCAATAGTTGTCAAACTTACCGTTGGGTTAGTATTACATTTAATACCTGTTCCTGGTAAAGTAACATTATATACCATTGGACTTGAAGAACCATTTGGTGTTCCCCAAACTGCTAAAGAACTTCCATTATCTTCTAAATCAATAGTTCCTGCGCCTGCTGTGCAGTTTGCAGAAAAACCTAAAATTCTTGCAGGACCTGCAAAAATTACTTGATTAGCAGCCGTACTTGTTATTCTTTTAGCTTTTATATCTACTGGATATGTGCTCATATTTTTTGTTCCTTATTAATTTAAGTGAGCTCCCGAAGGAGCTCACATTTACTTAGTTATTATGCAGACAAGTCTAATGTCAATGTACCAACAATTCCAATAAAAGTTAAAACCATTGTACATCCAGAAGCCCCTGGATCTCCGGAAAGAACTACTTCTACTTCATCAGCAGTTCCTAAAGCTCCGTCTGTTCCAGCAATACCTCTTAAACCATTACATCCAAAGATACCTTTATATCCAGTTGAGTTAACTGCGATTGAAGTACCGTCGATATAATCATCAGTATCAGCATCATTACCAACATCCTGTAAGTTAACTGCATTTGTTGCTGCAGTTGATACAGTAACCATGCACGCTACTGGTAAGAAATTATCGGGCATTCCGATTGAACCTTCTTTTCCTGTAGTGTCACCATTTGCAACAGTAACTGTTGCTTGGTATGTTTGAATGCTGAATCCGTCAGTAGCAATTGAGTTAAGCAATAAAGCTCCACCTCTACTTGTTGAAGTAGTGTTTGCTTTATTTGCTGAAAACAAATCAGCTAGTTTAGTGATTGCACCTGTTGAAGCATTTTTCGAAATCGATTCAAATCCATTTTCTGAACGAACCGGTCCGTTAAACGATGTATTTGCCATAATTAATCCTCCTAGTTTTTCGAACGTAATCTCTAGGCCGTCGACTATACGCGTTTACGTTCTGATTTAATGTATAGTGAATAGAATATATATGAATTTTTAGTAGAGTGCAAGATATCCCTAGGAAAAGGGCTGATTTCTGAATGTAGCGTTTAAGTAGCTACTGAAACTTGTGGTGCAGACAG